AACTTATTTTACATGCACCAACACCCAAAAATGAAAGCATAGCACAAAAAATGGCGACTAATGTATTTTTTCAAAACACCGATCATTCAAATACGCAAAATCTCTATGATGATCTTGTAGTAGAGTCAATACAAATCTATGGGGTGGACACATTTTACGTCACAAGAAAAATTAGTGAATTTGACGATATTTTGAATGAAGACAGGCTTTCATTTTTCGACGCAGCTTACCAAATGGAAGTATATGTAAAATCTGTAGATGGGTTCGAGGGGGAAGGCGATTTTCTTAGTCGTTTTGGTCTACAAATAAGAGACCAAGCAACTTTTACGGTCGCGGTCAGTACATTTGAAAGACATGCGACAAGGTTAGATGTAAATCTGACAAGGCCAAAAGAAGGTGATTTGGTTTACATGCCATTGAATAAAAAATTCTTCAAGATCACTTTTGTTGAGCATGAATCTGTATTTTATCAATTTGGTTCCTTACAAGTATATGATCTGAAGTGCGAACTGTTTGAATATTCAAACGAAAGATTCGCTACAGGTGTGGAATATATTGACGAGCATTATAATGAATATAGAACAGACAATGTGGACGATTTAGAAACACTATTTGATATTGACCCTATTGCTAAAAACATATTCTACGAAGAAAAAAGTAAAGATTTGGTTGATTTTTCTGAGTCTGATCCATTCAGCGAGATAATAACAAGCCCAACAGACAGTAAAATATAGATAGGCAATAAAAATGGCATTAGTTAATCACTTTTACAATGGGACAACAAAAAAATATGTTGCGGTGTTCGGATCTATTTTCAATAAAATAACTATTGAAAGGTTAGACCAACAGGGTGTAAAAGTTCAAAGTATGATAGTTCCTATATCTTATGGGCCATACCAAAAGTTTCTTGCGCGCCTGAATCAAGATCCAAATCTTGACAGAAAAACCGCAATAACACTACCAAGAATGTCTTTTGAGATAACATCGATGGCATATGATGGGACCAGAAAAATAGGTTCTTTAAAGAAAATTCGTGGTGGATCTTCCGATAACCCAGAAAAATCATATTTTCAATATTCACCAACACCTTACAATATAGATTTCACATTAAGCATAATGGCAAAAAATTATGAAGATGGTGCAGAAATAATGGAACAAATAATTCCATTTTTCAAACCTGAGTGGACAACAACGGTAAAGTTAATAGATAACATAGATCCAATAGATATACCTCTGATTTTGACAAGTACCAATATCGAAGACTTGTATGAATCAGATTTTTTAACAAGACGTAGTTTACTTTGGACGTTAAATTTTTCTATGAAAGCTTGGTTCTTCGGTCCAACCAGAGATAAAAAAGTCATAAAATTCATAGACACAAGATATTTTACTTCTACAAATACTGATGCTATTGAAAAATCTATAGTTACAATACAACCAAGCCTTACTGTAAATGGTGAACCAACAACAGACATAACCGAAACTATCCCATATATTGAAATAATAGAAGACGATGATTGGGGTGTCATCGTAATAAAAGAAGAACCACAGTAGGAAAAAAATAATGAGTGAAGAAAAAATAGCGAGCGCATTAGGGTTGAGGCCACTGTCAGAAATTGAAGATGGTGATATTATAGAAAATTTACCAGTGATACTTGATGATGTGCCAGTCCTTATGACTACCATAGATGATGAATTGGCAGCAGATATAGAATTATCGCGCAAAAACATCAAAGACATGATTGAAAAGGGTAATACATCTTTAGATGAAATATTTGAACTTGCCAAGCAATCGGAATCACCAACTGCATTTGAAGTGGCGTCTAAAATGATGAAAACTCTATTAGATGCAAACAAAGAATTTGTGGCCATGGCGGAAAAGAAAAAATACGCAAAAGAAGATCATCCTGCCGCGCAAACAAATGTGGTCAATAATAATCTCATTTTAAGTACCGCAGACATACTTAAAATGATGAAAGGTGATAATCAGACATGAATGGTGGGTATCTCGGAAATCAACATTTAAAAAAGTCGGGTACTCCTTTAGAGTGGACGCCAGAAATGGTACAAGAATTTTTTAAATGTTCTCAAGACCCAATATATTTTTCCAAGAAATATATCAAAATTGTCCATGTTGATAGAGGATTAGTACCCTTTGATATGTATGATTATCAAGAAGAAATAGTTAAAAAGATAACAGATAACAGAAGAGTAGCCGTACTTACGGCGAGGCAAAGTGGAAAATGCGTTCATATAAATACTCCTATAAAAATAAAGAATAAAAAGACTGGTGAAATAGTCGAAACTACTATAGGAGATTTTTATGAAAACGAAAAGAAAAAGACCCAGTTTAAAAATGATGTTGACTAAACGAAGACAGTATATAAAGAACTTATCTGATGTCCGATACTGGATAAAAGTAAGTGATCTAAAATTGAAAAGAATAGGCAGAGTTAATAATCATATTAGAATATGCGAGAGTGGTTTATCTTGGCAAAAAAGAATAGAATGGCTCAAAAGGATATCAGAGTATAAGGAAAACCGACAAGAAACATTAGATTATTTTACTGTCCTTTATAATTGTTCAGTGAAGGCACAAAAAAGAATGGATATCAAGTCTAGTCGTGTACAAGGTAATAATAATCCTTGGTATGATCACAAAGGTAAATATTCTCCTTTTAAAAAAGGATCTGTGAACTATTCAGAAGAAGCAATCCAAAAAGCAACAAAAAACAGAGAATATACTACTAATATCGAATATTATCTTCGTCGTGGGATGGGTTTATGCCAAGCAATGTATGCTCGTCATGAAAGACAGGCAGTAGGCAGACTTGATAGATTCATTGAAAGATACGGTGAATCGGAAGGCATTAAAAAATGGGAAGAACGACAACTGAAGTGGCAAAAAACTTTAAATGATAAACCAATAGAAGAAAGAACAAGAATTAATTCTTTAAAGAATTCTAAGGGTTCGTCTGTTTCCAAAAATGAGTTAGAGCTTTTTGGAGAATTGGGAAAATATATAAAAAATATAAAAAGAACTTTAGTTTTATATTACAACCAAGGTAAAAATTATTATACATACGATATCTTCTTAGATAATAAAATTATAGAATATAATGGAGATTTTTGGCACGCAAATCCTAGAGTATACAACAAAAGTTTTTACAATAAAGTTTCTAAAAAAACGGCTAATGGAATATGGATTAAAGAAAATCACAAAGAAATTATAGCAAATGAAAATTCTTTCATGATTCATAGAGTATGGGAATTAGATTATAAAAATGATAAAGAAGGGGCAATAAAAGAATGCATCAACTTTCTGGCACAGTAGAACGAAAGTTCATAGATACGATTCATCTCGAAGATGAGTGGGAAATAGAAACTGATACTGGTTGGGAAGATATTTCTCATATTCATAAAACTGTAGAATATGAAGAATGGTATATTCTGTTAGAAGATGGTTATGAATTAATTTGCGCAGATACACATATTCTTTTTGACGAAAACTATAACGAGATATTCGCCAAAGATATTATTCCAAATACTACGCGGTTAATTACGAAAAATGGCTTCAAGAAAGTTTTGAAAATTGAAAATAAAGTCGAATCAAGTAATATGTATGATATCACAGTAAATTCTGAAAATCATACATATTATACAGGAGATATTCTTTCACATAATACAACTACCGCAGTTGCGGTCATACTACATTACATATTATTCAATGAATATAAGACAGTCGCTATACTTGCTAATAAAGGTGATGCTGCTAAAGAAGTTTTGTCAAGAATAAAACTTGCATATGAATTATTGCCTACTTGGATGCAACATGGGATCGAAGAGTGGAACAAAAATAGTATAGAATTAGAAAATGGTTGTAAAATATATGCAGGAACAACCTCATCTTCCGCAATCCGAGGAAAAAGTTGCGTAACTGGAGACACTAAAGTTTGTATAGAAAAGGATGGCGGATATTACCTCGTCGAAATAAAGAGTCTCATAAATATTTGAAATAGGAGAATTTGTAATTGATATATTCTATATATAAAACAGTCAATACAATTAATAATAAAGAATATGTCGGATTTCATAGTTTGAAAAATAAATGCGACATTTTAAGCGTTGAGAGTGAATCTGGATCTATCTTTAGAGATGGGTATCTAGGTTCTGGTGTATTGATAAAAAAGGCTTTAATGAAGTACGGTCCTGAAAATATGAAACAGGTGCTTTTATATGTTACAGATAATAAAAAAGATGCCGAATTATTCGAAGCAGATATAGTTAATGTCGAATGGATATT